AGTCTGTGCTTGCATATAGCGTTTTACTTTTTTATCTACCACTTCACCAGCTGACTTAGTATGTACCGCCTCAACGTAATATGCAATCTGAATAACACTACCTACCATATCTTGTGTGAAGAGGTCTTTTGTGGATGTGATCGTATCGCCATTAACTGTCAATGTATGCCCATTGTCCGTGTTGATTTCATCATAAGGTTGTTCAGTTAGCTTATATGTACTCATTCTCCAGTCAGTATCACTATATCGTGATAGCGTTTGAATAGGGTACTTGCCACTACAGATGAACATAACATCACCAGATTGGTTACAATTTAAATCAAACAATATATCGCTAGTGAAAGGAGTCGTAACTTCAATACCGGTATAAATTCCGTAATTCCATACACGAATATATTTGTCACCAAATTCGAGCATGAAAGAATTATTGGTGTTTGTCGTAAATTCAAATAATCGTGTTGGCTTATCACTATATTTAACTTGCCCCACGTATTGGCTGCCTTGACGTTTTGCAACGGCTCCATATGGACGAATAACCACATTCTCCGCTTCCAATAAGGCACTTTTGTATTGCTCTAAATCAAAGCGACTTGAAACATCTGGCGATACTTCACCAGTTGTAAACGCTAGCTGTGATATGTATATCGGATTACTCATTACCAATCCCTCGCTTTCACGTAGCTAGATATATATACTGTATCTTGCTTACGTTCTTTAGCATTCATTCCTTTAGCTTCTTGAACTGCAGCTTGATACAACTTGTATGCTTGGTCAAACAATCCTCTATCACCAGTCAGTGGCATAGCTAATGCGCTAGCCAGTTTACACTGCAGCATATAAAGGGATATAGAATCCCAAACGTCTAAATCTGTCACGTCATATATATAATCAATGAATGCTAGTGGCACATCGCTCACTATGCATTTTTTGTTATTTCCAATATTAAATATATTGTATTCCGGTTGCGATTCAGCATGGAAGCGATCGCCTTGTGGAATAACACCTAAAATGCGGATACACTTTTCAGGGTACGTATATACATAATTCCACCCATTAATTTTATGAGCGGACAAAACTAATCTTTCATTTTTGCGAGCAAAATTCCATTCAAATTGTCGCAATACCAACTGTCTAGTTGGGTCATATTGCATACGGCATTGGCGACCTTGCTCAGTTTCTTCTTCAAGTGAATAAAGCAATCCTGCGTTAATTAATGCAAGTGCTTGATTACAAATATCAGTAGGTGTCATATTTCCCCCTATATGGTAATAGAGGGATGCATAAGCACCCCTCATATTGTCACTTATTCTTCCGTAGTATCGGTTTTCTTTTTGTTTGTTTTCTTAGGCTTTTCATTGCCAGTATTTTCATCTGGTGGATTTTCATTGCCGGCATTGTCACCTTCAGTATTTTCATCTGGTGTATTTTTGTCACCCGGCTCTGTTTCAGGAGGCTGAGTTTCAGTAGACGGTTCTTTGTCTTTAGCATTAGATTTTGGGTTAAAGATTTTTGCCACTTCATCTTCGTTACCAGAGAAAAGCTGTTTGAAATAATCAGGCTCAAATTCTTTAATTTCTTCTTCAGAGAAATTAATAGTTTCACCTTCTTGAATTAATCCACGATTACCATGGTACATCGTTACGTTAGCTGTAAAAATCATAGTCTCACCTCTTATTTTAAATTCACACCATCTGTTAAGAATGATGTAATCGTAGCGGCAGTCATATTATTCGCATTGATGCGAATAAACTTTTTAGCACCTGCAGGAAGTCGACCTTTGTATTCTGTGCCAGCTTTAGAGTTCTGTGGCAATGTAATTCCGGTTAGCAATACAGCATCAGCCATATTTTCTTTGTCAGAAGTGTAAACATTAAATAAAGGCGTACCCGTAACATCTTTATCTAAACGAATATACAACCACAAGGCAACGGCAGCATCGCCACCGTTCCCATTCATCACTACATCAGAATTTGTATTTGCAGTGATTTCTTTTTTCCAAAAGAATGTATTTTGAGTATCAATAATCATTGAATTATGTCCCTTTCTTTACGCAATAACACGAGATTCAGTGCTTAGCAATGCATCAATTTTACGAACTGGCACACCGTTTGCACGAGTAACAAGTTTACCCATTTCCATATCTTCAGTGATAGTGGAACCATGTTTTGTGTTCTTTTGCAAACGTAAGAATGTACGCAATGTACGGTTCATATACCAAACTGGACGAACACCACCAAGATTAGGAATACGTTCTTCCGCTTCAATCATTAAGTTGATAAGATCTGCACCGGCTTTAGCATCATTTGTCAATTTCGTAACGTCGATGTTAGCAATACGAACGACATTTCTCCAGTCCCGTACAGTTAAACCAACATCATGTTTAAAGTGTGTACGATATGCCTCGAACATGGATCCATCTTCTTTAGTAACAGTAACAACACCTTTATCTTCTTGGTGCAAGCCTGCTGCAGAACCTTCAGGATAAATGCCATGAACGGACAAAGGACCCCAACCAACAAGCCAAATAGATGCCAAGTTACCTGTGCCACCTGCATCAAGAATGTTTTCTGCACTTGCTGCCTTCTTAATATCAAGAGTATTGAAGCGAGGAGCCAAGCCAATGAATTTTTCTGGCGTATTTTCATCGCCATAGAAGATTGTACGACATAATTCCTGCCCCATGGATTCAACGAATGCTTTATCTTCAGTTGCACGGAAGGATGCTTTATCTTTGGATTTATCAACAAGCGCTTTATCAGTTTGCGAATATGCTTCAAGCATACCGCAATTGTCGGTAATTTGACGTGTGGAGGATTTAGACGCTTGAACACCGCCATATAATTTACGCCATGTAACATCTGGCAAACCAGTACGTACAGTCGTTACAAAGCTAGACCCTTGGTTACATTCGACCATCGTCATATCTTGAATGATTTCAGTGGATTGGTCTAATTGCTCAATAATTTGAGCGACATTACCATTAGGATCCATTCGTTTTTGCAAATCTAAAAGTGTTAAATTTTGAGTTCCAATTGTAGCCATTAATTATTTACCTCATTTCTTAATACATAGATGGATACATTTTTCGTTTTGCTGTTTCTTCATCAGAATTTTGACCGGTTCCAGCTTGTCTTGTACCTTTACCCGGGTCTTCCTGAACCATTTCACCAACGACCGCAAATACCTTAATCATGTTGATATTGTTGTCAATGTGACTATCAACAAGTAATTGACGTAATTCCGGTACCGCTTTAGTTAGTGCTTCGATGCCTTTGCCTGCAAGCGCTACAGTTTCATCGAATTTACCGCCTAATTCCTTTTTGGCGTGTTCATAATCCGCTTGTTGCTTTTCAATAACTGCTTGCTCTTGCTGCTCTTGATAAGCAGTCAAGATGTTCTGTGCATACTGACTGCCAAACTTGGCTAGTTCAACAGCCTGTTCCTGTGTAGCACCGACTTGGTTAAGTAATTTGCTAAAGTCTGCAGATACAGTTTCATCAAGTTCAGTACCTTCAGGGAACACGGATTTGAAATCATAAACTGTTGGTTCAGCAGGTGGCGTATTATCACCGCCTAGTACAGATGGATTACTACCTTCGCCATCTGGTTTAGCAGGTGGTTCAGTAGGTGGCGTAGGATTATTTTGGTCCGGATTCGTGCCCGGTTCATTGCCAGTCATGTTATTGTTAGCACCCATATTTTCTTCAGCCATTTTGTTTCTCCTTTTCGACTAAATTATTAAAATATTCTTGTTGCCCGATATATTCGAGCTGCGCTTGATGGTACTGTTTAACGCCATCGGTGCCTAATTTAACTAGGTCCTTATGGAATAACAGCCCTATCGAACGCCTTCCTTCGTTAAAATACGTCTCACTATTTCCAGTAAACGATTGCTTTAAGATGCCCGAGCGATCCATTAGGCGACAAAAAAACCACCTACCTAGCTCTGTGCTAAGTACGTGGTTGAGAGCTTGCATATCTCGCTCTTGCATATAATCTTTAATAGTTTTCTTCATCTAGACACCGTCCATTCCTAGCCACTGCTGTAATGCAGGATTGCCATCATTGGCGGCATCTGTTGCTTGTTTGGCCGCACTAGCCATTTGAGGTGCTAGTTGAGCCGCTTGCATTAACTGCATTTGCTGCTCCTGTTCAGCCTGTGCTTGTGCTTGTTGTGCTAAGATTTCTTGATATTCATCATCAGAACGAATAATCTTAGCCGGAACACCGAGATTTACACCGTATGTATTGGCCGCTTCCTCAAAGTTGAACTTGTTGACGATATTAGGATTAGCTTGTGCCAAAGACATAATAAACGCAAAATACTGTTCGATATTTACCAATGAACTCATCTTTTGCGCTTGGGCAAGTGGTGAGATATATTCAATCTTCACTTCTTGACCGTTTAATTGGTCTAAGAGTTCCTCATCATCAACAGGTGGAAATACACCGGCACGATCTAGTACCGAATACACACGTTCAATGATTGGATTTAAGAATTCAGATAGCAATCGTTCAACAACAGGACCTAATTGCTGTAATTTTTCTTGAGTGCGTTCCATAACTTCACGAGCCGTCATCTGACCCTTGTCGATTTGGTCTAACATCAAGAATAAATCCGCACTATAGGCTCTCTTGATTGAATCCTCTGTTACTGCAATCTTATTTTGAATATCCTGTAAATTAGACTGTACTGCAAACATCGGTTCAACTTTATGTTGTCCCTCAATCTCTGTAATGCCACCCGGATACAAGTTAACCGTACTGATAACATCAGATGGTGCTTGCATAGGAGGCTTAACACCTAACTCAACGGCTGTTAGATAATCGAATTCCAACTTTTGTAGCATTTGTGAATCTGGTTGGGCAAACCATGCGGCACCCTTACCGTAGCCATTTAAATCCATTGACGTATGCCGAGCAATTGGAATTGGCCATTCTTCAAAGCCACCATGATATAACACTTCATCACTGTTGCTACCTTCAACCCAATAAATGGACGAATACGGCATATTGCGACGTCCTAACTTATCCTTACGGTCTTTGTTAGGCTCAACCAACCAATTGACTGTAAATGATTGTTGCAAGCTATTTCCGTTATCGTAAATATTCTTTATGTTATCCGGACAATTTTCATACCCGAACTGTTCGACAATCTGATCAACTGTCATTTTGTATTTACGACCAAAAATATTTACGATTTCCTTGCTGTTAGTACTAATAGCATAGGTACCTATCGGATACGATGTGAAACGAACACCAGATTCACTATCAGCAAATATCCCCATAGGAGCTTGACCCATGGTTAGTTCCATGTAAACTTGGTGAACTACGCTGTAGAAATTGGATTTAGCAAGAACCGCATACAAGATTTCCTCTCGTTCATCCAATAATTCAGCGACTTGGCTATTAGCTGCTACGTCGATATTCTCCATGGTTAGCTTAAACCATTTACGGCTTGGTGGAGTAAGTCCGCTCATAACACCACTGGCAAATATTTGGCAACTTTCCCAAGCTACAGGATTTAGGATTTTACCGTTATAAGGTTCTGATTGGTCTTCTTCACCATCAAATTGACCAATAAACGGCAACTGATAGTCACGCAACTGCTTCCACTTATTTACATATCGTTGCTGCGCATTAAATAGCTGAGAGAATTTCTTTCTCAACTTCGCATAATCACGCCTAACAGGCTTAACGCCCTCCGTAGGTTGTCTAGCCAGTAAAGATTCCATTTCCGCCATGCTATCCCCCTAAAATTGATTTCTGGCCGCCCACAGTCGGACCTAAGATAGTAGATTCAAAGCCACGTTTGAATTTGCGTTTAGTTTCTGCCATTTCCTCACCAGTCTGATTACTCATATTCGTTTGAACAGTTGGAGCTGGAGCAGGTGGTGTATAGTTAGCAGATGCACTCTTCATACACATCTTTATTCCTCGCTTTCTAACAAATTAAAAAGGACTGTAACTTGTATTAGCTACAATCCTATTGCCTGTTTCGCTTTTTTTAACGACCCGCGCAGCAAAGGTCAAGGCGAGAGCGTCCCCTTTATTCGGAGATGGCAACCCTCGGTCTTTCATATCTTTTTTACTTTCAAGCTGAATGCGACCATTCTTATCAATGATCGCTTCAGGCCCTACGATATCATCGTATAAGGCTTGGTCATTTGGTGGAATAGAACCACCCTCACGGAGCCATTCTTTCATCTGTCCCCACATGTAGGCTCTCATATTGAGGTATACAGGGTCATTACTCTTACCGCCAAACTCAATTAATCGCCATTTGCGCCCTAATTGCTTACCGATAGAATATATTCCTGTACCGTACCCCATATCAATGAATACGGCATCAGCTTTGTATTCGTCCTCGAACTGAGCAATCAGCTGAGCCATGCGCCAGTCATCATCATTCTTAGGAATAGATGCAAGCGACTTCATAGAGTAACCTTGACGCATTACTATTTCTAAGGAGTCTGAACCAGTCCATGCAGGATCCACACCAATGATTACAGGTAGATGTTCAAATGCTTCCGGCTTATAAGATTGTTTTTGTGCTTTGTCAGCAATTTCAGTAGAGATGAATTGCAAATCTGATGCGGAAGGGAACACACCACGCACACGAACTTTGAAGAAGTCGGAATCCTCACCGTAAGCCTCTAACCATTCTTCAATCTTAGCTTTGTTAGATATCTTAACGGTTCTACTATCAATCTGATATGTATTCCAGAACTTTCTATATTTTCTAAAACATTCACGGAACCGCCCACTATTACGAGTAGGGTTACCAAATGCACACCAAATAATTTCCGTGTTAGCATCTGTAAGAGCACCTTCAGTTACTTCCCAAATGACATCATCAATAGCAGAGGCTTCATCAAATAGAACCAATATCCGATTACCTTGATTGTGAAGACCGGCGAATGATTCAGGGGAATTCTTACTCCAAGGAATAGCATCAATACGCCATGTTTTTTCGTAGTTTTTATCACTACTGAATATAGCTGTTGCCGTATACGTAAATAAATCTTTAGCAATGAACATATTGTGCCACTTACTAAGTTCTGGCCATGTTTTTGTTCTGAGCTGACCTTCTGTATTAGCAGTTACTACGCCACGAGTATTCTCATGAGTAGATATTGCAAAATGAATAAGCCATGATATCAGTGCTGATTTGCCGATACCATGGCCAGATGCTACCGCCTCTTGAATAGCGGTTTGTAGTTCTTTGCCCTTCTTTAATTGTTCACCTATATCTTTTAAGATTTGTATTTGCCATTCATCAGGCCCTTCCATATCTTCCAATGGCGTCCCCGGATCTCCCCAAGGATAGGCAAAATATACAAACGCTAACGGATCATGTGTAAGAGCGCCTAATGCCTCTATTAATTCATCATGTTTTTCCATTAGCTTTCTCCCGTGCAGCTTTCAATTTATCCATAGCAGACACCGTAAGCTCACCTTTGACATCGATATTTTTAGTATCTCTCCACTTTTCAGGATTACGGTTTTTCAGCCAGAATATTTGAGCCGTAACATCCGGAGGCTGTTGTTTCTTTACAACTTTAACAAGCTTTCCATTCTCGTATGTTTTCTCTTCATATTCGTAACCTATAGCACGTTTATGTAATGCATTTTCAACTTCAAGGTCAATGACTTCCTTCCCTCTTTTAAGGGACTGCAAAAACTGCGGCGAACTCTTTTTCCAGTCGTATAAAGTTCTAATTGAAATACCTATATTTTTTGCTATTTGCTCATCAGTAAGGCCATCACGAGCCCAACCTTCTGCACGTAATAAATTATCAGGGTCAGTCAACCAGTTTTTTCTATTTACTCGCAATGGATCATCACCTCACTTTAATGTATTACCGCCCTTGCGAATCATCTTCCCATTTTTCCTTACACATAATCCGCATGAATTTTTGCTAGCGCTTGAATGCGTAATATAGGATTGACATAGGCCATCATAAAATATTTCATTGGCCGTACATATTCCATTTTTATTATTCAAGCATTTGTGCTTGATGCAGTGTATTTGTGTCATAATTTTCTGTAACAAAAAAGGCACATCAATTAAGATGCGCCTTTTTTGCGTTTGGTACTCTAAATGCTTAGGAGATGAACTCATGTTCTTCCACATACAATATATCATAGATATGGAGGGCTTAAAAGGTCGATATTAGCCGTTTACAGCCGATTTCCGTCGGAGTTTATACCCAAGCTCTACAAGTGCCAAATTCTTATATTCTTTACCTTGCGATTCACCGTAACCAACAAATGAATATGCTCCCTTAGCAGACATACCATTGATATATTGTTGCATGAGGATAATCGAGCCAACCGTATTAGTTAATGTATCAATCATATGACAAGCATCATCACGTTTAGTCAGTAGTTCATGGATTTGACGTTTATACCTCATTTCCATATTTAGTAGCCGATTAATATCATCTTCAATTCCTGATGGTTCACCGCCGTCTACTCGTTCTTTCCCGTAGTTTACTGCACGTAATGATGTGATATCACTTTTAATACGTTGGATATTACGCTTTAACGATTTAATCCTCAATGCTGCCTTACTTGCTTCGTGTAGATACTCATATGCCAGTTCACGATATTCTTTTTTACTAAGTTCTATCATAGGACCACCACACAGACAATATTTAAAACAAACAGAATACTACATATCACCATATCCCGTATTTGTGATCTAATAATTTTCTGCAATTGCATTTTATATACATCAGAAACAATAAAATGTTTTAATGCAGCAGCTTCACGATAAGAGTAATAGGACATTTTAAAAATAACCACGAGGTAAATCGCCAATAGAATGTTTATAACAACCATTTCATTCATGGGTATCACCTGCTAACTTTATACAAGATTTCAATGTATCAGATATTGTATTTTGTTTTATTTCATCATGTACTGTATCCCACATTAACTTATTTCTGTTTTCATATACACGGAAGAACTCAGCTAAAACATGGCGTTTTATGTTATACACAAATTCTTCTAAAGACATCTTTGAATATTGAATTTCCATTAAACCTATCCTGTGTTCAATGTGCACATCGCAAATGTCATATTGGATTAAAAAACTATTAAAATCATATTTAATTTTAGGTATAAAAACATCATTAATATTAACAATGGTTAACGCACAGGATAAAAGGTTAATAGCATTATCTATTCCTTCTTCAAATAAAGTACTATAAATTCTCATACTCACCTCTTATGATAGGACGGATATTTCACCGCCCATATCCTTTACTTAATCAACACATGTATTAATGACGCTACGCACACAATTACAATTAAACCACCAATGCCCATATACAACTTTAGGTTATCTATTTTTTCTTCCGTTTCCTTAACATATCGTTGATGTTCCATTATCTTTTTAGCTATCTCTACTTCATAGCTAATTCGCAACATCGCTAATTCAACTTCTAATTGTTTTTTAGTATACTTCTGCTTCATTACTCACCTTTAATACACACATTTTTAGTTTTGCAGTACACATCAATATATGTTTCATTACGATCGCCATTGTGTGTTACTTCGATAAATTCTTCGATAGTCCGACCACTAACAATGGCTTTCCAGTTTTGTAGGGTTTTACAAAACCAAACAATGAACATATCTTCTGGTTCAACAGTTTGATAGCCTAAATTTTCAATCAACACTTTACGAGCTGCTTCAATTGCTTTTGTTTGTAATTCGTACATGTTTTTAGTCTCCTTTATCAAATTCGATTTAATGCCTTCCACTCATTCAACGTAAAAGTGGAAATACTATGTTTCTTGGCATATTCAAATTCACCTTTACAACCACGGCTAGATTCCCATTCTGGACACAACACTAAAATGTCACATTGGCCAAGCAAGCTTAAACAGATATCTAAGCCCCTTTGGTAATTGTCACCAGTCAGATATACATACCCAAAGTTATGAATTGGGGAAATATAGTCATGACTGGCATCATTTAAAACCAAATCTTCCATAATCACATCAATCTTTTTACGATTGCTTTCCTTGCCACCATAAGGATGAGCGACATAGACTAATTTTTTCTTCATAGCATCAACCTTTCAACGTTTCAATATGTACCCAAATCCCTGTTACTGGATTCCAATACTTTTCTGTAATTTCACTACAGACTTGAGCATCATCATTCCAGTAATTCAATTTGGTCATACAGTCCTTAAATAATTTAATAAGATTATCTGTATCTGGCCGAGTAGTTTTCCAATGTGGCGCTTTGCAATTCGCTTTACCGAAACACCACTTAGTAACCAATCGAATAGGTCCCTCTAAAGGTTCACTAGGAACATGATCAACTAAACCATCTAAGAATATTTGTTTAGCCTGTTTCAACTTATCGGATTCATAAAAGATAGGCTTACCATGTTGTGTATTCACCTGCTTAGTTTGATGTGTAACAGTAGGAACCTTTTTAAGAGGAATGAAAAATTCAATAATCAATAACCAATCCTCCTTTATTGAAAATTTAATTGATAATAACTAAAACAATTTTTAAAGCCCTTTTGTAATGTAGGGTTCAACCTAAGGGGAAGAGGTAAGAAAAGGATGATTTCAGAAATCCTTTTCCTTACCCCCTTAGCTTGAATCCACTTTACATTGGGACAAATACATACAAGGACATACACTTATATATATAAGAGCGTCTGTCCCTAATTTTGTCCCTATATAAACCTCAATTTTCATCAATTGGTTTACATTCTAAATTAGGGTCTATAAGCTTACCAAGATTGATATTATAAACAGGGCTTTCTTTTAAATAACGACGTAATGTTTTTTCACTTACTTCCATAAGTTCGGCAACCCGTTTTATTTCTACTTGTCCAGTAAAACCATTTTCTGCATCAGCAATATTGAATGCATCAACAATTTGCTCTTTCTTCTTTTCTTTAGCAGCTTTTTTGCGTTTGTTTATAACATTAGCGCCCTTTTGTTGTGGGCTATCAAATTGAGCCATTGCAAGGAACCCGTTTGTATCCACTTTATGAATTGGGTAGTCAAACCATAAATCTACCGGTTTAAACTTAGGATATTCTCGGAGTGTTCCTTCCATTCGCCATGCAGTACATTGGCTAGTATCAATAGGAGCATCTTGGAGTTTATCCTCGTTCATGTTCTCGAGTTCAAGTTCTAGTAAGTCAAGTAATGCATCTGGATCACGAGCGAATACACCAGAACCAGATGCACGGTCCATAGACCGCTTACCAGTTTGGCTCCCCTTTGAATGGTGATGACAATAAATAACTGCGCATTTAAGTTCAGTACATACCTTGTCAAACTGATTACAGAAATTAGCCATTTGATCAGCACTGTTTTCGTCACCTGTAATAACCTTATAGATAGGGTCAATAATGATAGCTTTGTAATTACACTTTTGGGCTCTACGGATAAGTTTAGGAGCCAATTGGTCCATTGGTAAGGACTTACCCCTTAAATTCCATATGGATATATTCCCAATGTTTGTTGGTTGCTGTTCAAGGGCCTCGTACACATCTTTAAACCGATGCAAGCAGGATGCCCTATCAAGTTCCAAATTGACGTATAGGACCTTACCTTGTGTACAGTCAAATCCAAACCACGGCTTACCTTCGGCAATGGAAATGCATAATTGAATTAGCGCAAATGATTTACCCGCCTTAGATGGTCCGGCAATGAGCATTTTATGTCCTTCACGGAGAATCCCTTCAATTAATGGAGGTGCAAGATCTGGCATGTTATCCCATAATGCGTCAAGTTCTTCTGGTTCCGGTAAATCATCATTAACGGATGCGATCCATTCTTCCCATTCCTTATAATTTTCTTTGCCAATGTTGGTTGCCATAAGGAATTGGGGTTTACCGTCACGCATAACACCCGGCATTCTAGATAGTCGACTAGGATTACGATTCTTTTTATCTGGTTTAAAGCCATTCTTTTGAGCAATGGAATATATAAAGTCAACACGCTTTCTGTATTCCTCATAGGAGTAAGCATCTACTTTAACGATTGCATGAATCGATTTACCACCACTAAATACCATGGCTGCAATTGGTAATTCTAATTGTTCAAGAATAGCTTTTTGCTTTCCGAGCGACATGTTGTCAGATTCTAATAACATATACCGAAATGCGGTTACGTTATCATTTTTAACCCCTTTACCATCAATTGGATTAAAGCGAATCCATGCACCCATTTCTTTGTTAAAGGTGCCAAACACATTTTCTAATTGCGTTGTGCCGTTAATACCATCTAGGATTTGTTGTACCGTACGGCTATAATTTCCCATCGTAGGAGACTGTTTTCCGTCCGGTAATGCAAATGTATTAACTACATATCCAACGTACTCCTCCGGCTCAAATAACGTAGTCAGATATGTAACAATATCTTGTTTACGTTGCTCTAAAGGATATGATTTAGGAATATGAACATCAGATTCTTCTATCCAGTTCTTATCAACGACTTGATATTGTTCCGGAGTTGTCGCCAATACCATGGAATCAAAACTTAATGCCTCATTATTTTCAAGCTTACGTTTAGATGTCCATCCGTTTTCTTTTGCCATTTGAGTGATCGTTGCACCGGTAACAAGTTTTCCAGTATACCGACCAAATGATTCCCATTTAGCAGCACATTCACCTTCATGGAATCGTTCTCCATCATCTGCAGACCATTCTTCCCATATAAACATAGGATAGCCCTCTTGATGGAGAGCAAGTCCTACGTTTAACCATTCCTCATAGGAGCATTGGGCAGGGTCTATATATTCGAGTAATTCTCGTAAATCAATTTTGCTTTCCATGTTTACTCCTTACCATTGGGGAACGAATTCATTTACAGGTGGCTTGTATGTAGCAGGCACTACACCTTTAGGAATACGCCAGCCACTAGCACTAATACGACTAATCATTTTAGAGGCTTGGTTATTGCTCCATGTTCCTACATTTTTAAATCCTTTGTTTTCAAGGAATCTAATTTGTTTAGGGGTAGACAAGCCTTCTTCACGACGTTTTTGTAATCTATCAATGAGCATAGATGCTTTGCCAGCATCTTCAATACTGTCACCATTGATGCCAAATTGCTCAAGAGTTTTCTTTTGGCTATCCGTAATCGCACTCATTTGCCAACCAAAGGCTGGAACATAATGGGTAAGGTCTTCAGCTTGGATAGAAAACTCGAATTGCAATGGATCAACAAGTTGTGCTTTTTTCTTACGCATAGCAGCGAGTTCTTTTGCAAGCGCCTCTTCACGTTGAGCTAATACGTCAGATTCTGCATCCCTTTCGCATTCTTCAAGGTCCATTCCTTTTTCTTCAAGAATTTCCGTCATGCGTTTGGCCACATCATCTGACTTAGCGATTAAATGAGCTGGTCTACATAATTCGTGACGTTCTACATGCCATAGAAAATCTAAAATTAATAGATGATCTTTACCCGGTGAAAGCCGTGTGCCACGTCCTATCATTTGACAATACAAGGCACGAGACCGAGTAGGACGTAATACAATAACACAATCAACGCTTGGACAATCCCATCCTTCCGTGAGCAACATTGAATTACAAAGTACATTATATTTACCTTCAGCAAATGCTTGTGTAATTTCTGTACGGTCTTGGCTTTTACCGTTTACTTCTGCTGCTTTAAATCCTCGCTCGTTGAGAATTTCACAGAATCGTTGACTGGTAGCAATTAATGGTAAGAATACGACGATTTTTCTATCTCTGTATTCCATTAATTTGTTGGCTATTTCCTCTAAGTAGGGTTCTAATACTCTACCAATATCACCTACGGAAAAATCGCCAGTTGAAATCTTAACCGATGAGATATCTAATGTGAGCGGTAATGTTTGTACTTTAATCTTAGATAAGAACCCCTCTTGAATAGCTATAGGCAAGGTGTATTCAAATGCTAAACTTTCAAATACACGTCCTAAATTTTTCATATCTGAGCGATCTGGTGTAGCCGTTACACCTAAGACTTTTGCTTGGTCAAAGTAATTTAATATAGCTTGATAGCTACTAGATACAGCATGATGTGCTTCGTCAATGATAATGACATCAAAGTATGTTTTACTGAACATTGACAATCGTTTGTCTTTGCATAATGTTTGAACAGAACCAACTATGATGCGGTCCCATTGCCCAATACATGTATGTTCAGCTTTTTCCATTGCAGTTGTAAGACCTGATGCACTCATAATTTTGTCAGAGGCTTGCTGCAATAGTTCTTCACGATGCGCAAGGATAAGAACACGCTTACCCCTGCGAACCGCTTCCTCAGCAACTTTGGCAAAACAGATTGTTTTACCTGTACCAGTCGGAAGAACTAATAATGTCTTATTAACCGTTTCCCATTCATGCCATATCGAGTCTACAGCTTGTTGTTGATACGGTCTAAGTTCCATTAGAATGCACCGTATCCATTGGTTTGAGCATTAGGACTTGCAAAACATTTTTTGATTTCGTTACGAGTTCCATTATTACCGTCATTTTTCACATAGCCTTGTTGTGTTAATTCACACATGGCGGATTTACCAATTAATTGGTCAGGGTCCGGACTGTAATTTTCACCTTTTTTAGCTAGTCCTACGGCCATAAATAGTTCTGTAACTTTCCAGATTGTAGACTTCGTATAGAATAAGTTGTGAATCAATTTTGTTTTACCTTGATCACCACCATCTACTTCGAGTGTAATTTGAGCCTGTGGACAAGATGGCAACTTGCTACCTTCTTTAGGTTCATAGAATTTCTTTGCTACATCTGTGATTACAAATGGATACGTACCGGCTTCAAGTAACGTATATTCACGTTCTTCCGCTAAAATAGGTTGGTCAAATGAATATATTTCTTCTGCTTTACCGAATGTTTCAAAATTGCTTTGTGCTGTCATAATAATTAATTTCCTTTCTTAATTGCTTCAACAATATTTGGCCAGAATGGGATAACCCATCCATTAATGAATTCTGGATCATAATTTTCAAATGGTGTACCAGCTGGATACTTACCACGAGCGATAACTACTGATTGAACTTGTTCTAATGTGATACCATCTTTAACCATTAAGTCTTTTAATGGTTTAGGAATAGCCGTTTCAACTAATGGTGTTTCGTTTTTGTTGGTATCAACAGCTTCCTGTGGTGGTGTTACGGGTTGTGTTGTAGTAACTTCCCCAATTTGTTCCTTAGTAGCATTTATTACCTCTGTAGCATATTCATTATTAGCGGCTTGTGCTAATTCTTGTGCTGCAGCAGTTGGTAGTACATCATCTGGAATAACATGAGCGATTTGACTATATTCAAATGGCATCATATCTGGTAATCCATGACGATTTTTAGCATCCCATGCGGGGTTATGAGTAGCGTACATTAAACGCTTACCATTGGTTGCTTTCTTTTTGTTTGTTTGAGTAGTAATGATTTCATTTTTATAATTGGCAAAGAGTACCA